CATTAAGGTCACTACATCTATCAATGAACGGCTACAGCTACATAAAAGGCGAAATACTGATGACTTTATATTCGCCTATGAGAAAACTGGCAAACCCTACTCCCAAGACAAATGCAATAAGCTGTTTAGGAAACTAGCCGACGGCTATGGGCTACCCGAAGTGCCTTTAGTCGAACAGTTTGATGAGAATGGCGCTCAGATGTACTCTACCATCTGGTTAGCTGACTTAAGGCGTACAGGAGCTACCCATGCTTCCCGTGTTGGATGTACTGATAGAGAGCTAGTAGCTCTTACTGGCCATAGAAATCCTCAGATGCTGCTTGTCTATGCAGTAGAGGGCGAGATTGAGAGTACAAACGCTAATACTAAGCGTGGACTACACTACGCTAGATAAAGCTACTGATCGCCCCCTTCACTGGGGGCGGTCTTATCGCCTAACTAATCCCAACATTTTATAGAAATTTAAAAGCTAAATACGAATCCTATTTTATATATAAATAAGTTAATAGGTTTTTTGTGGCAGAAATGGCAGTCTGCCACAACGCGAAATAATCTGCCACAAACGTGTTTTTTTACGATAAAATGTAATTAAATCAAGTACATGGCTCCGACGGTAGGGGTCGAACCTACGACCAATTGATTAATAGCAAACCTATATAAATCAATGACTTACAGGACATATTTAAAAATACCTGCTAACTTAAGTGTTGTTAGGTGCGTTTAGTTAATTGTTACCTTATACGATAACTAACTGTTGACAGACTTTCAAAAGTGGATAAGCTGACGCTGTTCCCATGGGGGGACAGAACCCTAGAAGTAGATATATGACATATGCAGAGCAACTAGAAGTAATACAATCTATACCTTTACGCGAAGGTGATAGAAAAGTAATACAATGCCCCTTCTGCTATGGAGAAAAGAAATTAGCATTATCTAAATCTGATGGTAAACTAATGTGGAATTGCTATAGAGCCAGTTGTAATGCCAAAGGTATACATAGTGGTAGAAGAAACTTACAGTCAGCTAAGAATTATTTAAATAATAAAACTATTGTACGTGAGAAGTACATAAGACCCCTACCCTCTATCACAACTTCTATTTATAACCATCAACCGGCAATAGATTACTTAAAATCAGTTAACAGCCTGGAAGCATACAAGAGTGGGTATATAAAGGTAAGATATGACCCTTCGGAAGATCGTGTATTATTTTATTCAGATGCAGGTGCTGTTGGTAGAAGTTTAAACAATACTAATATTAAGTGGATGTCTTACGGGAATACCTCTAAAGGTATTCACGTTGGTACTGGAGAACAGGCTGTACTCGTAGAAGACGTTCCCAGTGCTTGTTCTGTTAGTCGTATAGACGGAGTTGTTGGGATAGCTTTATTAGGTACTACATTAACCCAATCTATTAAAAGTTCCTTAGATAAATATAATGCCACTTACTTAGTGCTTGACAAAGATGCATCAGTTAAGGCTATAATGATCAAACGGAGAGTTTGTTCTGGTTTAAAAGTAAGATTAACTGAAGCAGACTTAAAACACTTAACTGTTAACCAAATACAGTTTTTATTATTTGGTATGTAGAACGCCGCGACTATAGGTCGGTAGGAAGGTATTATAACGATGATGAATGAAAATAAGATAGCTCGATGCTCCAGTGGATTTTATGGTGTAAGGGTTAGCAGTTGGTGTAATACCACGCGATCTGGTCCAAACTCCTAATAAAATAATTAATATTTAGTTTATTAATAGGAGATAGGTATGGATTGTAGGAAACATATACACATAGATAAATTACCAAAAGAAAGAATGCCAAAGCATCCGATTTGGAAGAAAGTCGAGAGCCTTGGTTTTGCACCTCACGGCTCGCACGGAAAAACGCCCACGAATTTTTGTAATCCCTTTACTGGACCACCTAAATTCCTATTGAAATAGATTTTAAACCGCAGTACACACTGCAAAAATTATATTATTTTAATTAGGAATGACCAATGAAAATTCGTGCGTTAGCAATCATCGACTTAGATGTTGAAGGCGGCTTTAGAGAAGCTGCAAATGTAGAAGATGGATTAAACAAATTAATCAAAGAGTATGCAAGTGGCCTACAAAACGTGGTACATTATCAAGTAGATGTACGCGATAGACGTGGAGATAACCCACCTGATATAAAGAAGCTCAAGTTTAGAGCTAATTAATACTTACATAAAATTTTAGAAATCAAGCCCTTGTTTTTACAGGGGCTTTTTTTTGGGTTTACTTTTGGCTTATGTGTTGTAAGAATGGCGTAACAATCGCATAACAATAATCGAGCTAAACGCTTAACGTAGAATTAAGCATAACCCAAGAAAGAGTAAAATGGACCAATCTTTACTTAAAACTTGCCTAAATAATGAATTTTATAACACTAATAAGGCTAAATTACGCGCAGACATATTCGAAGATACTACTAAAGAAATTTACCAGACTATAGCTTCTATGCATACAAAGTTTGAAACAGACATTAGTTCTACTGATCTATTTAGTTTCTGGAAATCTCAAAATCCTACATCAACACAGTCATGGACGGATGAGATTAAGGAACAAATAGATGATATTTATGTAGCTCCTATTCTGAATGATACTGTAGCTATCGATGTTATAGAGAATATATGGAGACAGAAGATAGGTCTTGATGTTGCAGACTTAGGCATAAAAATGTCTGAGGGAGATGCATCGGCAATGGATAGCCTGGTCACTCTTATAGAACGTGTCTCAGTGGGCTACATGCCCGATGATTTTGCTGAAGATGTTACTGATGATATCTACGAGCTACTATCAGTTGTAAGTAACGATAACAGATTTAAATTTAACATTGAAACATTAAGTAGATATGTATTTGGAATAGCTAGAGGTGAGTTTGGGGTTATAGCCGCCTACTCTAACGTAGGTAAAACTGCATTTGCTATATCCTTATGCGCTGCTCCTGCCGGTTTCTGCCAACAAGGTGCTAAAGTTTGTTATGTAGCTAACGAAGAGGTTGCCAAGCGTACTAAGTTACGCGCTATCCAAGCTTATACTGGCCTGACTAAAGAAGAGATAGAGTTTGATCCACAAGTAGCGGCGGCAAGATACTCTGGTATTAAAGACCGACTGATCTTTGCTGATGCACAAGGTTGGGACATTCAAATGCTTGATACTTATATGAAAAAGCAGAAAATGGATTGTCTTATTGTAGATATGGCTGACAAAATAGCTCTTACAACAACCTTTAATAGTGGGCATGAGAGATTACGTGAACTCTATTACAGGCTAAGGGAGTTAGCTAAGAAGCATAATTGCGCTGTAATTGGATTATCTCAGGCAAGTGCTGAAGCCGAAGGTAAAACCAGGTTAACTCCTACAATGCTTGAAGGTTCTAAGGTAGGTAAGATATCAGAGACAGATATTCTATTTGGGCTTGGTAAATCTGATGATGCAAACAATCCTGATGACCCTACTCGCTATATAACAGTCATGAAAAACAAGATTTCTGGGTGGCATGGTACAGTATTATGCAATCTAGACGGAAAAACTTCACGCTATGGAGTTTAATTTTGATGGCGAATGGCTTGTTTTAGATTTAGAGACAACCATTCAATGGATTGAAGGTCGCATAGACAACTCTCCTAAAAATCCCTTTAATAAATGTGTAGCTGCGTATTATGGTTGGCTAGGGTTTGAAACTGTTGAAACAGTACATAAACTTATCTGGCATCATAATGACTATGACGGATGTGATCCAGTAGATCATCTAGAAGCCGCATTAAAGAAAGCAAAAGGTCTAATCTGCCACAACTCAAAGTTCGATATTGAGTGGCTACAGGAGATGGGGTTTACTATCCCACCTTTAGTATACGATACCATGATATGCGAGTTTCTGTTGGCTAAAGGCCAAAGACGCGCACTTTCCTTAAAAGAGTCTGCACTAAGACGTAAAACTAAAAGCATTAAGAAGAGTGATCTTGTTGATGTCATGTTTAAAGAAGAGAAGATGGGCTTTGAGGAAATGCCATTAGATATAGTAAACGAGTATGCAGAGGCAGATGTTAAAGCT